AATGATAAATTAAATAAACTTATTATGAGATTAGGGGAAAATGCTGACTTTTTTAGTAACAGAGTTTTTGTAGCTGAAAACTATATTCCTACATCATTCGGTGTACAGATGAGTAATTGGGAAAATGAAGAATGGGAATATAAATGGGAAATTAATAAGGCTACTAGAACAGATGCGAGAGGTAATTAAATGGGAATTGTAGCTGATAAATTAAGAGATGAAATAAAGAAAATAGCTGCTGTTCCTGTTGACGCATTGGGTAGTAGAAGTCAAAAAATATTAGATGCTATCCGTAATGGTGGTGGAGAAGAGATTGAAGAAGCTGAAAAGTTAATGAAAGATTTAGAGGAATTAGAAGAAAAAAAAGAAAATTTAGAAGCTAAAAAACAACAGTTTGATAATACTGTAGAAACTATTGAGGCTACTAGAAAAACTGCCGAAACTACTAAAGAAGCTAATGAAGTAGGTTCTTCTTTAAACCCAGCAGCTGCTGCAATAAAAATAATTCAAGAAAAATTAGAAGAAAAATTAGAGAAAGAAATTGAAGATATCGGTGCTGCTAAAGATTCTATAGAACCAGCAATAGATAATATAAAAGACTTTGTTGCGGATACTAAAAGAAAGGTTCTTCAAGCTATAAAGGATAAAAAAAGACAAATACAACTTAAAAAAGACAGAGCAAAAGCTTTAGGAAAATAGAATTAAATAAAAATATTATATTTATATAAAATAGGAGTTAGGTATGGCAAAAACATCAAAATTATTATCATTAATTAAAGAAATAGTTAGACAAGAAGTTAAAAAAGAAGTCCAACAGATATTTATTAATGAAGGTATAAAATCTATGGCGAAGAGTATTTCTCTTAAAGAAGAGAGTGCTGTAGAAGTTTTACCTAAAAGAAAACCTATACCAAAAAAAGAAGTTCAGTACACTAAAAATCCTACGTTGAATAATATCCTAAATGAAACCGCTAATGGCAGTGAAATGGAAGAATATCCAACGATGGGTGGTGGTACATTTGATAGTACAAAGATGGCACAAGCTATGGGATATGGTGGTATGTTAGGAAGTGCTGAAGAAAAGAGAAAAATGTCAGCTATTCAAACTGCACAATCAGTTGGAGCTGATACTTCAAATCCAGCAGTACAAGATGTAATGAGTAATTTAACAAAGGATTATAGTGGTGTGATGAAAGCTTTAGATAAAAGAGATGGGAAAGTATAATGCCAAGTTCAGTAATTGAAAAAGATTTAAATCCAGATATTTTCATTGGTATATCTTTACCACTAAGTCATACGGATGAGGGGTTTTTTAAAAAGACTAAAACTACATTAGATCAAACTAGATACAATATAAGAAATCTTTTATTGACAATCAAAGGAGAAAGATTAGGTAATCCGTCTTTTGGTAGTGATTTATATAGAATTTTATTTGAACCAAATGATGGTAGTATTGCTGAAAAAATTGAAGAGGCGATAAGGTCTTCAATGAATGAGTATTTATCATACGTTAATATAGAATCTATTGAAGTTACAACAAGTAATGAATTTAATAATGCAGTTAATGTTAAATTAAAATTTACATTAGATGTAGATCAAAGAGTAGCTCAAATGGATTTGTATTTAAGACGAGATGATTTAGCTGCCGGTGATGGATATGAAGTATCGAATTTGCTTACAGGAGAAACAGTAGATACATTTGAAGTAAGTCCATTTTATGATTATTAACGGAGAAAATAATGCCGTATTCAGTTTCTAAAAAATCAGTAAAAGAAGTTAGATATTTAAATAAAGATTTTTCTTCGTTTAAAGCTAATCTAATTGAATTTGCTAAAGTTTACTTTCCAAATACATATAATGATTTTAATGAATCATCACCAGGTATGATGTTTATTGAAATGGCATCTTATGTTGGAGATGTACTTTCTTATTATATTGATAACCAATTTAAAGAAAGTTTATTAGCTTTTGCTGAAGAAAAAAGTACAGTTTATAATATGGCTCAATCGTTTGGATATAAACCAAAAGTATCATCGCCATCAGCTGGAATGTTAGATGTATACCAAACAGTACCAGCAATATCTACTGGAACAGGTGAAGATTATTCCGTTTCTCCAGATTTAAGATATGCTATGAGGGTTAGAGCTGGTGGACAGATGCAATCGGATTCGGGTATAAATTTTAGATTAGTAGAAGATGTAAATTTTAAATATTCTAGCTCTTATGATCCGATGACAACTTCTATTTACGAAAGTAGTGGAAATACTCCCGTAACTTATTTATTGAAAAAATCTGTAAAAATTGAAAGTGGGGATTTAGCTACTGAATTTTTTAGTTTTAACAATGCTGAAAAATATTCAAGAATTAAATTAGCTAATGAGGGTGTAACTGAAATTATTTCTGTGATTGATGAAGATGGAAATACGTGGTACGAAGTTGGTTATTTAGCACAAGATACTGTATTTGAGGATATGGAAAATAATTCAACAAATGATCCAGAATTGTCATCATACGCAGATCAAGCTCCTTATTTAATGAAGTTAATAAAAACTTCTAGAAGATTTATAACTTATATTACAACCGATAATAAAACTGAAATTAGATTTGGAGCCGGAATATCAGATTCTCCTGACGAGGAAATAGTTCCTAATCCTAACAGTGTTGGTTCTAGTTTACCTGGTTCTCCTACATATTTAAATACTGCATTTGATCCTGCTAATTTTTTAAATACAAGAACATATGGTCAAGCTCCATCTAATACTACTTTAACTATTACTTATAGATATGGTGGTGGAGTAGATCATAATGTTATTGCAAATAGTATAAAAACTTTAAGGACTGTTAATATTAGCTTAGATTCCACTGGTTTAAATACGGCATTGGTAAATGCTACAAAAGGGTCTTTAACAGCTGTTAATCCAAATCCAACATCTGGTGGAAGAGGAGCAGAAAGTGTAATTGAAGTTAAAAATAATACTCTAGCTTACTTTCAAGCACAACAAAGAGCAGTTACTAAACAAGACTACATTACTAGAATATATGCTATGCCACCAAAGTATGGTAATATAGCAAAAGCTTATATAGTACAAGATTCTCAACTTGATCCTAATGCTGGAGAACAAGGAAATTCAGAAGCACCTCCACCAAGAATAGAAAATCCATTAGCTCTTAATTTGTATATATTAGGTTATGATTATAGAAAATCATTGACTACTATAAACAAAGCGGTTAAATCAAATATACAAACTTATCTAACTCAATTTAGAATGATTACCGATGCTGTAAATATAAAAGATGCTTATGTTATTAATATAGGAGTTAAGTTTAACATTCTTACAAAAACTGGCTATAATAAAGAGCAAGTAGTTTTATTAGCTATTGAAAGAGTTAAAGATTTCTTTGATGTAGATAAATGGCAAATTGGTCAACCTATAGTATTAGCTGATTTAGCTTATCAGATATCATTAGTTGATGGAGTTTCAGCGGTTGTTTCGCCAGATGAAACTGACGAAGATGAGAGTGCTCAAGATAAACCTCCAGTTACTATAGTAAATAAACATTTAGCTTCTAGTGGTTATTCTGGTAATTTATATGATATAAAAACGGCTACCAAAGAAGGTGTTATTTATCCATCAATGGATCCAAGTTGCTTTGAATTAAAATTTCCATCAGCTGATATTGAAGGTCGTGTAGTTGGTGATTCAGCAGGAGGTAAATAATGCATTACTTTATTTTTCCAGAAGCAGATACTACTTTATATTCATCTAGCGGAAGTATGAATACGGGACTTGATGAGATATTAGAAATAAGAAAAGATATAGATAGTACAGGAGTTAAAACTAAAGTTTCTAGAATACTAATGAAATTTGATTTGTCTTATATATCACAATCTATGCATAGAGGTACTATAAGTACTGATGCTAAATTTTATTTAAATTTATATGATGCTAACCCAACCGATTTATCAATAAGTCAATCTTTATGGGCGCACGCAGTAAGTCAAAGTTGGGATGTCGGTGAGGGATTCAGATTTGATACTCCAGTAACTGTAGAAGGTGCGAGTTGGAATTACAGAACAAGTGGTGTGGAAGGTCAGAAAGATTGGTGGCTTCACGAATCCGGTAGTTCATCCGGATCTCTTGCGCAAGGTGGAACTTTTCATAGTCAAGTATACGCTTCACAATCATTTAAATATGGTTCTCAAGATATGAGAATGGATGTTACTCCTATTGTAAACAAATGGTTGGATAATACCTATCCAAATGAAGGTTTTATTTTAAAAAGAAGTGGAAGTTTAGGTAATGGTATAATTTCTGGTTCAGGTCAAGAGGGAAATGATACTAAATACGGAAACTTTTCATTTTTCTCTAGACAAACAAATACAGTATATCCACCAAAATTAGAAGTAGAGTGGTACGATACCAAGTGGTCTACTGGTAGTTTAAGTCCATTAGATAGCGATGAATTAGATGACTTAATTATATATATGAATAATATAAGGGATGGGTATAAAGAAAAATCAAAAGTAAAATTTAGAATAAATGGTAGAGGAAGGTATCCAACAAAATCTTATAATAATACATCTTCTGCGTATTTAACTTCAAAGTATTTGCCAAGTGGTAGTGTAGAAAGTATCGGTGGCGATGGTGTTTACTATTCCGTAGTAGATGATAAAACGCACGATGTTATTATTCCATTTGGGACGGGCTCATTAGTAAGTTGTGATTCTAAAGGTAATTATTTTAATCTTTGGATGGATGGCTTTCAATCTGAAAGGTATTATAAATTTGAATTTAAAGTAGTTAGTGGAAGTGGTACAGTAGAGGAAACTGTTCAATATGTAGATGATAACTTTACATTTAAAGTAATCAGATAAGATGCCATATACACAAGAAGAACTCAAAACCTTACCATTTTATCAAAATTTGGTTGATGCAGATGAACAAGAATATTTAATAAAAAAAGAATTACTTTTAACTAAGCTTGAGATATCGGGATCTGCGTATGATGGTGGTCTTTTAGCTAGGAATGAAGATGGTGTGATACAAGCATTTGAAAATCCATATACGGGTGAATTGTATGAAGATGAAACTTCTGTTCTATATGTTAGTCGTGTAGTTGACCAATTAAAAGATACAGATGAAATTGATGGTATAATAGATAGAGAACTTAGAGAGTTATAATGGCAAGTCAGTTAAATGATGTAGATAAGTTAAGATTACTTAGAGGTATTACTAAGAAAGTAGGCGATAAACCATATGAAAATGGTTATTGGGGAAATCACGACAGAGATTATGTTCTTGTAGAATTATTAGATGAGTCTGGCAATTTAATAGAATATAAAGATATTAGAAAAGTAAATGCTATAGTTGGTATAGATGAAAATTTTATAAAAATAAATCCATCTTCACATCTAAAACTTTTCGGATATAATACTGGTAAATTTAAGATAAGATATAGATTTATAAGAAATTTAGCTGGTAGAGAAGATCCTGTTTTATTAAGAACTAAAACCGGTTTTGAAAAGGATATATATCCTGTTTTACCCGATGCTGGAAATATTTATATAACAGATGATGGAAAAATATATAAAGGTAACGAAGCTGAATATATTGCTCAGCCAGATACGGCTGAACAATTACTAATTACTAATTTTAAGTATAATATTGAAACTATTTCTCCAACAAGAAAAGAAGTTAGGTTATCTGCAAAACTAATACACGATAATCAATTTGGTCCTTTTAAATACGAATCAGATTTTTTAAATTTGCAAGAATCAGTTAAAATACAAAATATAAATTCATCAGTTGGATTTATGGGAAATATAGTTAGTGCGACTGGAGGTTCAGCTCAAAGTCCTCCAGAATTTACTTATGATTATGATAATTCTGATACGATTGAGTTAATTCCAAATGATGGGGGATTTGTATTTTCACCAAAAATGATTGGTGGTACTGTTAAACTTACAAATGCCTATCTAACAGGTTATAAAATACAGACAGTTAGAACTGAAACTAATGTGATAAAAAATGCGCAATTAGAAGAAATTGATATAGATGATGTTACAGGACAACCAAGAGCAATAAACTTTGGTTGGGATAGTAGTTTACATAGCGATGCTGTTAAGTTAAAAAATTGGAATGGTGGTTACTTTAATGTAGGTGGTGCTTGGAGTGGAACTTCTGGAATAGGTTATCATGCAAAATTTATAAGAAATGAAGGTAGAGGTGGAAGTGCCTGTATAAAATTTATAGATCAAAATGATTTATATCAAGACTTTGACGCGTGGAATCAAGCACCCGCTCATAGATTACAAATGGTTTATCAGACGATGAATCCTTTAAATCAGCTTGGAGCTACGGCTGGAGATGAAGTAAATGTAAGGTTGGATATGAAAAGTACTATTGGTGGAAAGGGTGCTAGAATTATGTTAAAATATCCTACTGAACGATTTATAGAGAATATGCCTCAAAATCCACCAGAAGGTTACTTTAATCCATTTGCTCCTCCTGTAGCAGAAGCACAGCCAACCGAACCACCCGATGGCTTTGTTGCTAATACACCAGAAAATGCTTGGGAAGTGGAAGCTAAACCACCAAGACGTCAAAGTCAAATAATACAAGCATGGGATATAGATTTTTTTGATGGCGGCGAAGGTGAAACTACAGCAGATTTTTCATCACTTGGATATGATGGTGGAGTAGGGGCTTGGATAATTTATTCAACTGTTCCGCCAGTTGCTGGTGGAGAAACTACATATTTATGGTTTCCTAATTTAGGACCAGAATATACTAAAGAAGGTACTTTGAGTGAAGAAGAAGGATGGAAATGGGATGGTTATGCTTGGGTAGAAAATGAATCGATTACTAATCCAAGTGCTCCGGCTGGAACTGTTAATCCCGCAGATTATCCCGAAGATAATATTGTAAATGGTCATCCATATCAATGGTCAGGACAAGGAAATGCTGTTTATAAAAGAAAAACTTTTCCTGGAGAAAATAAAGGATGGCAAACTGGCTGTCAGGTGGGTAGTGATGGTTACTTTTTATTTAAAGATGATTTAGTTTGGTCTAATAAAAAAAATAAAAACGAAGCTGGTGATCTTAATGTT